GCGGGGCTGACCAGGTGTTTATTCAAAACGGCCAGACTGTGACAACCGACTACACTATTAGCACTAACTACAATGCTGGTACGTTTGGGCCTGTAACGATCAACGGCGGTATCACTGTCACCATCCCAGATGGTTCAACGTGGACTGTCATCTAGAGGAAAAATTATGAGCGCAATATCACTCCAAGGCAACGCTGGCGGCACGGGTACGCTGACCGTTGCCGCACCCAGCACGAACACCAACAGGACGCTGACGCTGCCTGATGTTACGGGGACTTTTCTCACAAGTTCTGGCGCTCTGGTTACGTCTGCTACTGGAACTGTAGGGTACGCAACCGGCGCTGGCGGCGCAGTTACTCAACTTACCTCGCGTACTACAGGTGTAACGCTAAATACCCCAACTGGTGCTATCACCATGTTTTCAGCGGCAGGGTCAGCCGTAGCCGCAACATTCACAGTCACTAATTCTTCAGTGGTGGCTACAGATGATATTGTTGTCAATCAAAAGTCAGGCACAAACTTGTACATTTTGCTAGTAACTGCTGTTGCCGCAGGCAGTTTTAATATTACGTTTTACACAACAGGCGGCATTGCAACCGATGCTCCGGTGATTAATTTCTCCGTTGTCAAAGGCGTGGCGGCTTAAAGGAAAACAACTATGACACTCGCAATATCAGGCACAACGGGCATAACCCTAGCCACGCAGTTTGACTCTGCCAGCACCTTCGGGTTTAAGAACAGATTTATCAACGGGTCAATGCAAGTGGCCCAGCGCGGTACTACGGGTACATCTGGCGCTGCTGTCCCAACTACAACCGCTGTCTACCCCTCTGTAGACCGCTGGTACGCTTACGCGACCGGCGCTACCGTCACCGTGGCTCAAGTGGCTGGCACTGGCGCTACCAAGAACAACCTACAGGTATCAGGCGCTGCATCTGTCACGGCGGTAGGTGTGGGCCAACGCATTGAGCAACTTAACTGTTACGACTTGGCAGGCTCTACTTGTACGCTGTCGGTCAATATGTCTAACTCGCTGTTGACCACGGTGACATGGACAGCCTCTTACGCCACCACTGCGAATACTTGGTCAGCTAAGACTACTATCTCTAGCGGCACGTTTACTGTGTCAGGAACACTTGCAAACTACAGCGCACAAATTAGCGTACCGGCTGCTGCCACCACAGGCATTGAAATCTTGTTTACCGTAGGCGCACAGACCAGCGGCACTTGGGTGATTGGTGAGGCTCAGTTTGAGAAATCGTCAACTGTTGCAACCAGCTTTGACTACCGGCCTTATACAACTGAATTGCAGTTGTGCCAGCGATATTACTACAGGCAACAAGCAGTTGGTACGGGTGATTTCTTTGGGGCGGGGCTTTGTACTGCAACAACTACTGTAGTAGCCATTTCAAGTTTTCCGACTACGATGAGAACTTCTCCAACAGCATTAGAACAAAGTGGTACAGCGGCTAATTACGCAACCTATACCGGCGCGGGAACTACAACTGCTTGTTCAGCCGTACCTCAGTTTGTAGTAGCTTCTGTATGGTCAGGAACTTCAATATTTACTGTGGCGTCAGGATTGACAGTAGGTCAAGCTGGTATTCTTAGATCAAATAACGCAGCCGCATATCTTGGATGGAGTGCCGAATTATGATTTACCAAAAACTACCGTTGGCTGAAGGCCAGCAACAAATCTACGCCCGTATTGAAGATGATGGCAAATGCTATCTGACTTGTACAGAAGACCACCCAGAGTTTAAAGAATGGGTTGAGGCTGGCAACACACCCGCAGAGGAATAAATCATGACCACAACGATTTCTGGAACCGCTGGCGTAACCTTTCCCGCTGGTGGCGTTGGCAACCCAGCCGGTGCGGTGGTGGGTACTACCGACACGCAAACGCTGACGAATAAGACGCTGACAACACCTAACATTGATTCGGCTCAGTTTGCTACTGTATCGGGTACAGCGCCTATCTATCCATGCCGAGCATGGGTAAACTTTAACGGCACTGGCACTGTGGCAATTCGTGCAAGTGGTAATGTTTCGAGTATTACGGATGGTGGAGTTGGCAATTACACAGTGAACTTTACTACGGCGTTGCCTGATGCAAACTACTCAGTTTCATGCTGCACACAAATTGCATCATCTAATTATGTCATCACTAATATTGCAGCCGCTGGAACACTAACAACAGCAGCCTTACCACTTGTCACTATTGACAGAAGCGGGGCTGGCGCGGCGATTGATTGCTCTACGGTTACTGTGCAGGTCTTCCGCTAATCAAAAGGAGCAACCATGAAAATTATCTACCCAACAGAAACAGGCGTTGCAATCATCCACCCAACAGGTGAATTGTCTATTGAGGAAGTCGCAGCGAAGGATGTACCAATAGGGGTTTCCTATAAGATTGTAGAGGACTCCGAAATTCCAGAAGACCGCACTTTCCGTAACGCATGGGAGTACACAGCGTGATTACCATCAACATCGACAAGGCCAAGACCATTGCTCACGATATGCGTAGACAAGCACGGTCTGCTGAGTTTGCTCCGCTGGACATCAAGGCAACCATCCCATCTGAAGCAACAGCAGCAGAAGCAGCAAGGCAAGTCATTCGGGACAAGTACGCAGCCATGCAGACAGCAATTGACGCAGCGTCAACTACAGATGAGATTAAGGCCGCAATGCCATGAACGCACCCGAAACTATCGACCCGATCCGATATGGCGTGCTGTGGCAGAAAGTGCAGGACTACGAGCGCCGGTTTGACGAGATGTCTGCCAAGATTGATAAGCTGGAAACCAACATCGACAAGCTGGTTGACCTTGCCAATCAGGGCAAGGGATCGTTCTACGCTGGCATGGTCATGGTGTCTGCCGTAGGCAGCGTGCTGGGCTATCTAAGCCATTGGCTGGGCAAAAGTTGAAATGGGTAATTGCTGTTGTATTGATTACCGTACCAGCAAAGTTTGTTTGCGTTAAATGGTATTGGACGGGCGACGTATTTGAACGTAAGGTTTATTGCTTAGAGTGGAAGAAGGTATGATCGATCCCATCACAGCCTTTGCCGCCGCCCAAGCCGCCATTAAAGGAGTCAAAGCAGCGATTGCTTTGGGTAAGGATATACAGGCTGTATCCGGTGACTTGATGAAGTTTTTTGAGGCCAAGGATGTTGTCCAAAAGGCAGCGTCCAAGCCCAAGTCCACTTTCGCGCAATCAGACACCGCTGCGGCCTTTGAGATTGTGATGCAGGCCAAACAGCTTGCAGACGCTGAGAGGGAGTTGAACAATTACTTTGTCATGTCGGGCAACGCCGACCTCTGGCAACAACTGCTGGTGGAGCGCAACAACATCATCCAGCAACGCAAGACGCAGGAGATATTGGACGAGAAGAACGCCAAAGCAAAAGCAGAGGAAATGGAAGACTTCCTCACCTGGCTGATGGCCGGTGCGCTAATTATCTTGCTACTGGCGATGGGTTTTTGGTGGGTAACACTTTTGATGGGGAAATAAATGAACAACAACATCAAGGCAAGGCTCACGTTTGCGGTGACGCTCATGGTCAGCTTCACTTTGTGCTTGGTTGTCGTTGGAATGGTCGGGGTGCTGATGGCTGGCCTGTTTGACGAAAAAGTTGACAATGCCGAAATCTTCAAACTTATATCCCCCGCATTTCAAACTATCGTCGGTGGCTTCATAGGACTACTGGCTGGAGTTAAACTTTCCCATGACGAGGACGCTGCTCCTCACTGCAAAAAGGATTGATATGGATTGGCTTAAACAAATTGCACCCACGATTGCCACAGCTTTTGGTGGCCCTTTAGCTGGCATGGCTGTATCTGCGGTTTCTAAAGCATTAGGCATTCCAGCAGAGGAAGTGCAGAACGTAATCTCTAGCGGCAAGTTGGACGCCACCCAAGTAGCCGCTATCCAGATGGCTGAACTGGAACTAAAAAAACAAGCCCAAGCCATGAACTTGGACTTTGCCAAGCTAAACGTAGAAGACCGCAAGTCTGCCCGCGATATGCAGATTGCCACCAAATCATTTATCCCCTCGGCCTTGGCTGTAGGGGTAACCCTAGGCTTCTTTGGCATCCTTGGTGGGCTGATGTACGGCAAGATTGAACACGCACCTCAGATCGACATCATGCTCGGTTCTCTTGGAACCGCTTGGACGGGCATTATTGCCTTTTACTTTGGCTCTAGCGCCGGTAGCCAAGCCAAGGATAAACTCTTGTACCAAAATGAGCCAACAAAATGACACCCAATTTCACCTTGGAAGAGCTTACCACCACCGACCACCGAGAATTTAAAAATGAACCTAATCCTAGTGAAATTGCAAATCTCCAACGCTTGGCTGAACTGCTGGAACAAGTTAAAGTCGCTATCGGCGGCAAGCCGGTCATGGTTAATAGCGCGTTTCGCAGCAAACAAGTAAATGACGCTGTAGGCTCTAAGGACACAAGCCAACACCGGCTGGGTTGCGCTGCGGACATTCGCGTGCCTGGCATGGCCCCTGACGCTGTAGTCAAGGCGGTGATCGCGGCCAAACTGCCCTTTGACCAGTTGATCCGTGAGTTTGACCGCTGGACGCATATTTCTGTGCCAAACACCGAAAGTGCTGCGCCCAGGGGCCAAGTGCTAATCATCGACAGCAAGGGTACTCGCCCGTACTAGCTGCATAGCGTCCTTTAGGTCGCCCCGCAGTTGTTCAATCGCCTCTTGCTGGGCTTGCATACGTTGATACGAATCCAAAGCGAATTTCGCTAATGTTTCTTGGTTCCATGCGGCGAAGTTGGGTAGGTCTAGCATTTGATGGTTTTGGTTGGTTAGGTGGTATGGGCACCGCTATGTACACGGCGCGCCAGATAGTGGCCTTGTAGCCCTTGGTCTTGGCAGTCTGCTCCCAACGGTCTATATACACGTCGGGCATACTAGGCATGGCTTGGCGCACGGTGTCACCGCGCAGCCCCGTCACGGCGCAGATGTCCATTGCGGTAAGCCCGTCGGGCGTCTTTCTGAGCGCCTCTCGAATGTCGGTGTGGGTTGACTTACGCATTGCGCTCCTTTAATGCGGCTTCAATGGCTCGGTAAAAATCCAATGGGTGCTTTGTTATTTCCTCAATGCCAAGCACTTCGTCTCTTGTCAGCCCTACCCACTCGCGCTGTGGTGCGATACGAACAATTCTTGTCCCATCAGCAAAATACTCAACCACATCTTCTACAGGCTCCTGCGCTGGCTGTGCCAATGCTGCTTGCCAACCTGCCCATGCCCAATAAGCAAAGGTGTCATCTGAAAATGGGTTAGCGCTGCCGCCATCTGAGTCACTATCCCACCACGCATTGAACGCTTCGTTGCCCCATTGCTCTAGTTTGTCCTGCGCCATAGCCTTTTTGCTTTCGTAGCCTGTCATGTTGTTCCCCTTAATTCATAATCTTTAAATACTGTTCCTCTGCTTGCATCACCCCGCCAGCACTCTTTAACCCACCCACGTTTGCCAGATTTATATGTGCGCCAATGTCCCCTTGCTTGATGCCTGCGTGGACTTGCGTGTGTACCGCCTTGGTGTTCTTGGCTTGTCTTGGGCGGCTCAATCACTATTGTGTGCCAATCGTATGTGGGCAGCTTTCCTTCTTTGATCTTTCGTCTGTTGGTAAATGTGTCTTTGACTGTCGGCACATACGTTTCCACTTTCATATCCAATGAGGCGTAAAACATGGCGACAATCGCGCACATCATTGACTGGTCTTGCGGGTCAATTGGCTTGTCAACCTCACCCGTCTTTGGCTCTCCGTTGTCTTCAGCAAACAAAAAAGTCCCAAGGGTTTTGTACCCCGTTGGTTTCATAATCCAACCAGTCACAATGGTAGCTGTTGGCTCTGACAGAACTGACAACATGAAGTCACCCTGCGCTGTCTTTCCACACAGCATCATGTTTTTGTAAGGTGCGGGATGCAG